CTTAACTTCATGCCTCAGACCATGCCCCGGCGTGGCTGGGAAGGCCGCATCAATCAGTTGATGAAAGAAATGGCAGAAACCGACGGGGCCATCATGGAAGTGTCGGAGGACGCCAGTATCAATGGTCAGTTCTACGAGTACCTTGATGAGTTCTGCACCTCGACACAGAAAGCGGAAGACCGCGAAGAGATATTGCTCCGCAGACCATGGGTTGATGAAGAGAGCAACGCCGTTCATTTCCGGCTGAAAGATTTTGAAAGCTTTCTACGGAAGAACCGCTTCAGTGAGTTTAAAACCCACAAAGTGGCACAACGTTTACGGGACATAAATGGGGAATCCATGCTGTTAAAAATAAAAGGAAAGCCGACACGCGTGTGGCGCGTACCTGTGCAGGACATCCCGCACGATCAAGTAGAGTCCAAAAGTTTTGAAACACGGGCCACGGACCCGTTCTAATGTTTCGCATCTTTGGACCTCCGGGAACGGGGAAAACCACTACGTTGTTAAACATGGTGGAAAAATCGCTAGAAGCAGGAATAACCCCATCACAACTGGGGTTTTTCGCGTTTACTAAAAAAGCGGCAAACGAAGCGAGAGATCGGGCCGCTCAACGGTTTGACTTGGACCCCGTAAAAGACTTGCCGTATTTCCGCACAATCCATTCTCTGGCTTACAGGCTAATGGGCGTGAACGAAAACCAGTTGATGAGCGACCAAAACTATAAGGAGTTGTCTAAAGCCATAGGGTTCACGCTTCATAGCTCAAGTAGCGAAGAGGAGGATGTGTCGTTTAAAGCGACAGATCACCCGATCCTTCAGCTAATAAACCTTGCAAAAACAAAAAAGACCGCGCTTCAGCATGAGTACAACCACTCGAACGTGAACTTCACGTGGCTTGAAGTCAAGTATGTGGCCGACTCTTACGAAAATTATAAGAAATCGTTTGGCCTCATGGACTTTACCGATATGCTTTTGGCTTTCGTTAAGCAGGCCGATCACTTGATGCCCTCATTCAAAATATCTTTCCTTGACGAGGCGCAAGACCTTTCCCCGTTGCAGTGGGACATTGCCCATAAATTGGACGCGAAGTCAGAGCGCATGTTTGTGGCGGGCGACGACGATCAGGCCATTTACCGTTGGGCAGGAGCCGACGTTGATCACTTCATTAACTTGCCCGGCGGCGCGGAGGTACTGGAGCAAAGCTACCGCGTCCCTGCGGCCATTCACGCACTGGCTGAGAAAATAGCTTCACGAATACAAAACCGTTTTCCAAAGGTGTACCGCCCTCGGCAGGAGCAGGGCCAGATTTATCGTGTGCCGGACATTCGATCAATAGACATGTCAGAAGGTAGTTGGCTGATAATGGCACAAGCACGGTTTATGCTTCATCCCATTCAACAAGAATTAAAAAACGGAGGCTATTTATTTGAGCGGCAAGATGGTAGTCGCTCCATCCCGCAAAAGATGTCTTTAGCCATCAATGGATGGGAAGGTTTGCGGAAAGGCCGTGCCGTGACCACGGGCACCGCGCAAGCCATCTACTCATACATGTCAGGAAATGGCGTCCGGGTCAAGCGCGGGCACAAAACCATTAACGCCGACGATAACCAAATGTTTGAACTCAGGGAGTTACAAGAACATTTCGGTCTATTGGCCACGGACGAGATGATCTGGCATGAGGCAATGGATAAAATACCTGATGGGGATCGAGCCTACATCACGGCACTTCTACGCCGGGGCGAAAAATTCAACGCCAAGCCGCGCATTCGACTGTCCACGATCCACGGGGCAAAAGGCGGCGAGGCACAAAACGTTGTAATCCTTCCGGATCTGACTGCGGCGGCGCTTGAGTCGGTGGGGGACGATCTTCACCGCGTCTTTTACGTGGGGGTGACGCGGGCACTTCAAAACCTCTACATCCTAGAACCAGAAGATTATTGGAGAGCTTACGCTTTATGAAGCAAATAACAGAAATGAGTTACATACCTTGTCCAAAGTGCGAGAAAAAGGCAGAAGAGATTATTCACGCGGCAGAAAATAAACGGGTGGGCTGGTGGTGCCGAGCTTGTGACTATTTTGAGAAAGCAATTTTGCGCGAGCGTAAGGTGGCCTAATGACAACCGGCAAACTGCAAATGGCTATGTTCCCGCCAAAGAGCGATTGGGTGCCTCCGGTGGAGTTGCCCAATATCTTTGACGCCGAAGAAATCGCCATCGACGTGGAAACACGGGACCCGAATCTGAAACAGAAAGGACCCGGCTGGCCCACAAAGGATGGTGAAGTGGTGGGTTACGCCATAGCAGTGCCGGGTTGGAAAGGCTACGTCCCCGTCGGTCATGCTGGCGGGGGTAACCTTGACAAGCGCATCGTCAGTAAATGGCTCAAGAAAGTATTTGAGTGCCCTGCTGACAAGATCATGCACAACGCTCAGTACGATCTGGGCTGGATACGTGCAGAGGGGTTTGAGGTTAAGGGGCGCGTTATCGATACAATGATTACCGCTAGCCTGATTGACGAAAACCGCTTTAGCTACAGCCTGAACGCCCTCTGTTACGACCACCTTGGCAAAACCAAATCAGAAAAGACCTTGGTAGAGGCCGCGAAAGAATTTGGCGTAGACCCGAAAGGCGAGATGTGGAAGCTACCCGCCATGTACGTCGGCCCCTACGCCGAAACAGACGCGGAGATTACGCTGGAGCTTTGGGGACACTTCAAGACGTTGTTGAACCGTGAGGAGCTTTGGGATGTGTGGCGGCTTGAAATTGCACTCCTGCCGCACCTTGTGGATATGACTATGCGGGGCATCCGGGTAGACATCGACCGCGCCGAACGGACCAAGCAAATCCTAATGAAGCAGGAAAAGGAGACGATCAAACAGATCAAATCGCTGGCGGGCATGGACGTGGAGATCTGGGCCGCGCAATCTATAGCCAAGGCGTTTGACAAACTGAGCATCCCCTATCCGCGCACGGAGAAAGGAGCGCCCAGCTTTACCAAATCGTTTCTGTCTGAGCATAGCCATGAGCTTGCAAAGCACATCGTCAAAGCGCGCAACCTGAACAAGACCAGTGGCTCATTCATCGACGGCATCCTGAAATATGTCCACGATGGAAGAATCCACAGTCATATCAATCAGTTACGGTCTGACGATGGCGGCACCGTCTCAGGCCGCATTTCCATGAACTCGCCCAACCTACAACAAATCCCGGCCCGCGACCCAGAGTTAGGCCCTATGATCCGTTCGCTATTCCTACCAGAAGAAGGCCAGCAGTGGGCGGCCATAGACTTCTCCCAGCAGGAACCACGGATCTTGGTTCACTTCGCAAAGAACTACGGAGACTATAAAAATATGCCCATGGAGGGCGTAGAAAGCTTCGTGGACGGCTACCGCAACAACCCGGACATGGACTTCCACAGCATGGTCAGCGAGATGGCAGGCATCCCACGTAAGCAAGCTAAGGTGATCAACCTCGGCATGATGTACGGCATGGGAGTTAACAAGCTGTCGGACCAACTAGATCTGACCGTGGACGAAGCAAAAGCCCTAACACAGCAGTATCACAAGCGCGTACCTTTCGTAAGAGGCTTGATGAAAGGCGTACAAAACAAGCTTGACGACCCACGGTCCTCGGGCAGTCTGCGTTCACTGCGCGGCAGGAAATGCCGCTTTGATCTGTGGGAACCTAACAGCTTTGAAATGCACAAGGCGCTTCCCCGCGAAGAAGCAATCGCGACCCACGGCCCAACGACCGGTTTGCGGCGGGCGTACACTTATAAGGCGTTGAACAGGCTCATACAGGCTTCTGCCGCAGATATGACCAAGCAGGCGATGGTAGACGTTTGTGAGGCGGGTTTTATTCCCATGTTGCAGGTGCATGATGAACTGGCTTTTTCTGTAGATAGCCCGGAGCAAGCCAAGGAACTTGCCACGATCATGGAAAACGCGGTGCCTTTACAGGTGCCAAATAAATGTGATGTAGAAGTGGGGCCAAGCTGGGGAGAATGCGAGGAACAAGCATGAGAGATGACATACGAACGGCGGCAAAAGTGGGTTCAATTTATTACGACCTACACGATGGCGAAGGGTTTGTCGTTTTAAATGAACGGTGGTATGTCCTTTTAGAAGACATCTGCGAGTTGGATGTGATTCAAGATATAATTGCGGACTTAACACAGCTTTACGAAGACCGCCATGCAGAGGTTTTTACAGACAAGTAAGTTTGTTCTTTTTTTATTTTTTTCTCAAAGTGCAATAGCCGACACATTAATAAAAACAGGATGTTCTAAAAACTATCCCGGCGTTCAATGGTTTATTTACGAAGACGTTGATGGCAACCGCTACTCAACAAAAGATCCTAGATCTTGGGAATGCGGTTTTCGTCGTTATATGAATTTAACGATGGAAAAAGAAGCGGGGGATAGATTTCACCCCGCCATAATTAACGTAGATTACAAAGACATGCTGGGCCGTGAAGAGCCTTGGGGCATGATTCACCACAAAACCACTATTGGCCGCGCGGAACGAGAAGGTTGTTGTACCGTAAAAATCTACGGGGATGGCCGGGTCGGAGAAGGCGTCTTTACGTTAGGCGTAACAGAAATCCAATATCATATACAAGAAGAGCCACGTTGCCCTAAAGACGCAAATCTAGATTGCATGGGTTATCACTTTAAAGGACCCACTAACGGCTTCATTTATTATGGGGAAGAGGATGAAACCACGGTGACGTGGGAACTCGGTGTATTAGTATATGCCTCCCACTCCAAATACGGCAAAGACACGCCCATAGAACTCATGCGGGAATACCCGGAAGCGTGGAATAAATGGCAAAAAAGAGTGGATCAATACAATGAGATTTATGAAAAGTCTGGCGTTTATGTTAGATATGAACTGAAAGAACTGTGGCTTTCACACTACCACAAACTGAAAGACGTAGAGCGCCAAGCTAATCAGCTTTCGGTAGATGTTGTATTGGCTCATGGCACGTCTTATCCAGACACGTGTGGGGTGGCTCATCCTAATAGAAGTTTTAAAAAAGACGCTCCTCCGGTTTCTATGTCTCGTTGTACTATCTATACAGATTTGCACGAAATCGGACATTCAGTAGGCTTGGCCCACGGCCCAGAGAATCAATATAACGAAGCCTCCGGTTATATCTTCCCCGAGTTTGGGCATGGTTGGAATGACATCTGTGGCGTCAACGACGACATCATGTCTTACGGCTTTAACGGAAACTACCTCACAAACTCTGACTTGATGTGTGCCGATATATTTTCTTTTTCTGGACTAACGCCAGCAGGATATAGAGACATGACAGACACGGCCTACGCGCTCAACCGGGTTAGATATGACGTAGCTCTAATCAATAACGACGAGTTTGAAGAAGAGGGCGTTTTAAGGGCGGTTGAGGTAAAAGCGCGCAGAATTAGGGAAGTAATTATAGATTAACGCCGGTTGCTTGAGGCTACGACTGTCCGTATACTCTCTTATACCAAACTAGGAGAAGTGTAATGGACACTACCAAATGGAAATCCGTGCTGTTGCCGCGTGACGTTTATGAAGAGCTTGTAGTGATTGCTCGCGTTGAAGGGCGTACAATTAGTGGACAGCTTCGTTATATTCATGAGGGCTGGAAGATGGCTAATCTGTCAGACGGCGATCAGGAATATATTGCGGAGCAAGTAGATTCGTTCAAAAAGGAGAATGGCGTAGACCTTACGTCAAAAAGCTTTTCAATATGAGTCAATTTACAACCATGCAGGCGGAGTTTGACAAGGCGTTGAGAAAGCTTGAAAAAGCCTACGAAAGCGGCGACAAAATTAATCGATCTGACTTCGACAAACTGCATATGTGGCATGAATTTCTCAAAACCAAGTTAGACGCGGAGAGAGAAAAAAATGCCAGAGAAGTCGGATAACGTTAATTGTCCCTCGCACTACAACCAAGGTGCGGTGGAATGTATTGACGCGATAAAGGCCAGCTTGACCCAAGAAGGGTTTCGGGCATATCTCAAGGCGTCTTCAATGAAATATCTTTGGCGCTATGAGCATAAAGGAAAACCGTTAGAGGATCTGAGGAAAGCAGAATGGTTTCTGGGACGTTTGATAGACGAACTGGTACATGGTGGTTTGGAATAGCTAACGAAGATGTAAAGATTGCCATACAGGCCGCGCATCAAAGCGCCAACCGCTTACAAAAGCCCATAGCCATTCAATCCGACCTGTCGGTTGTGCCCGCCGATCAAGCCACCAAAGAAGTGCTTGAAATCGTCCGACCGTAGTGTTAATTTGAGGGCGTGACATGTTCTCATGCGTGTCACTCCTAAAACGTTTGATTAGGGTTAATGTTAGACTCCCAAAGTGAACATACTCCTAACCCGGCCCCGCGCAATGCGGGGCTTTTTTTGCGCTCTTGCTTTTCATATGTTATTTTATCCAACTAATTCAGATGGGGCGCATACGTGCAGTTAATCGACGCGATTGATATGGGGACAGTGAAAACCTACAAGAACGAACGCCGATGCTACATAGGCGCAAGTAATGTAGGTAATCCCTGCCACGCCTTTCTTCAGTACAGCCTGCGCGGCTACCCACAAAACCTCCCACCACCCGCAGTCATGCGGATCTTCGCCCTCGGCCACTATCTGGAAGAAGTGGTTGTTGAAGACCTGAAGATGGCGGGCGTTTACGTTCAGGAGGTTAACCCAAAGACCGGGAAACAATGGACGTACACGGCCCTCGGTGGACACCTACGCGGCCACGCCGACGGCGTCATCAACAACGGCGAATCGATGCAGATCCTTGAGATCAAGTCGATGAACGAAAAGAAATGGCGCACCTTTAAAAACTTGGGGATCGAAAAAAGTCATCCAATCTACTACGACCAGATGCAACTCCTCATGGGGCTGTCTGGCTTTACATCCGCATGGATGGTGGCGTACAACAAAAACACCTCCGTGTACCACGCACAGAACGTCCCTTTCGACGCACCACGGTTCAAGGACCTGATGCGTAAATCCCTCTCCGTGGTCCGTGGCTCGTCCACTACTCGCATCTCAGATACCCCTGATTGCTTTGAGTGCAAGTACTGTAACTACAAGCCACACTGCTGGCCCGACGGCGAACAACCTCTCCCGCTCTCCGTCGAGTGCCGCACCTGTCGTCACGCCAAGCCGACAGCGAAACGCAAGTGGTATTGTACGCTACACAAGTCACGGGCCACGGACCCCTGTTCACAATGGTCAAAGTTGCAACCGGAATGAAACTTCCCCCTGAAAGAATTACGCGGGCTAGGTTGATTCGTTGCGAGATTGAATTAGACGAAATCCATAGACTTACTTATGAGGACCGCTACTCTTGCATAATTCCTCAACCTCGATTCATAAGTAAAAAATCGTGGGAACGGCATAGAAAAAACCAAATTTTAAGTTTAAAAAAACGCCATCGTTATTTGAAGGAGGCTCTTCATGGCTAAGTTGCAACCGGAATGACTATGAGCGGAGACATTTGTTGGTGGTGTCGCGGAAAGCTGATATGGGGCGGCGACCATGACGTAGAAGACGACGACCATTTTGACATGTCTACAAACCTGACCTGCTCCGACTGCGGCGCACACGTTATTTATTACCGACCCACTGAGGAGGAAAACCCTGATGGCTAACAAAAAACGCCGCGCCCGTGGCAAAGACGGACGATTTATCGCGGACAATCCTGAGACAGAAGTGAACGAAGCGTGGGAACAGCCGCAGAACGCTAGCGTGTCCATAACCGCGCCCGCCGCCGCAAAAGGCGACTCATCCAAAAAACTCCACCGTATCGCAGAGCCAGAAAAAAGCCTAATGGGTTGGCAAGGATACTTCGCGTTGTTTGTAATTTTATTAATTATGTCCTTGATCGGTTTGACTTAATCAAGTATACCTACCCCCACTCGCATGTGGGGGCAGGCGATTGGATCGACTAACTTGCAAATTATGCAAGAAAAGAAAATCTAAAAAACATTTTGGCGCGCGCTACCATAAGACAGGGTCATACCAAAACGGTAAGCCCGTCTGTGTCGAGTGTGATGCCAAAATTCAAGTCGATTCCGTCTACAAAAGCCCCCGCAACTACCTCTCTTCCCGCTTCCGGGACATGCGTACCCGATCCAGACGCTACGACATAGAACTCGACGAACAAGTAAACGTAGACTATCTAATGCACCTGTTTGAAAAACAAAACGGGTTTTGTGCCGTGTCCGGCCTACCTATGACATGGATGCACGAAGGACTGTACACAAACCACGGCTCACGGCGCGGGACCAACATTTCTGTTGACAGAATTGATCCTGAAGCAGGTTATGTCCTCGACAACATTCGACTCGTTTGCGACCGCGTCAATAAAATGCGGTCCAATATGACCGACGGCGACCTTTATTTTTGGTGTACCGTACTCGCAAAAGCCCTCAGAACAAACTAATCCTGCTTCAGCCTGCGCGCCGCCTGTTCTATCAATTTCAACCGCCCCGCATAAAACGATTCGTCTTCTTCCTCAACCTCTGGCTCTTCTACGGGTTTCTCAGCACCATTGAAATCAAGCTCAAGCTCTTCTTCCAAATCATCTAGAACCAAATCGTCCCAATCATCATCCCGGCTCATTATTCTTCCACTCCTCCACGCTAATTACCCAATCCATGGGTATCGCAATCTCCGCGTCCCCCTCTTCCACTTCACCCTTGTCATTTAACAAAACGTGCGGACACAGCAAAAGACGCCGCTCGTCCTGATGAAGTATCACGCCCATAGATAACACCGACGCCTCTTTCGTCTCCTTCATCTCCTCAACCGAACGCCAACCCACACGGCTCCCGCCACACGCATCACGCCACTTGACCAAAAAAAGTCTCGGCATCATCTTGCTATCCCCCAGATATAAGATAGAGTTAGTCCTTCTATTGAAGTAGACTACTACAGTCCGCCGGGAGAGTCTGATATGGGATTGGCAATTGATTCAGAAAAAAGAGTAGACGCCGCCAAATTACTGGAAAGTAGCGAGAGCTTCCGCGAATTCGTAGCCAATGCCCTGCAAAACGACATCTGGATGGGCGACGAACAAAGCAAGCACATGATGGAAACCCTGATGGCCGACGACGAACATGAGTTTGTGATGGCCCTGTGCCAAATCGGATTCATCGTCTACACCGATTACCTCATCGAAACCCGCGACCAGTTCAAGCACAAGAGCTTCCACTAATGAGACACTGCTACGTCTGCAACCGATGCGGGGTGCCCATCAACAACGCCCTCTGCGACCAATGCCACAAAGACCGCAAGGACAAACCCGTCAAAATGCAAATCGCTGAACACTTCGTCGCCCTCTTCGTCATGTCCGTACTCACCGCCTACGTCTACTTCTACCTATGAGCGACCGCACAGGTGAACTGCTCGTCGGGGCGGCGAAAGTCATGGCAGGGATACTCATTATCCTTATAGCATCATGCACCATCGTCACCTCACACGACCCTCAATGGGAATGGCCCCGAGACTTGGAGCAGGGAGAATAGACCACGGGCCACGTATCACGGACCACGGGTCTTAATTTCGCTATCTATATAGTGTTTTCCCAGAGAAATAAAAAAATAAAAAATAAATTCTAAATAGCCGTTACCGGCGTTACCGCGTTACCTTGCCCTGAAAGCCGCATAAACACTGGGTTTTGTCGTAACACGTGGGTAACGTGGGTATACACCACTTATGTTCAAGCTTGTTAATCAAGCTATCCATATTAGGGGCCTCACGATTCAAAAAAAATATTTTTATTTTTCTGGAAAATATATATATAGGGAGCCAAATTAAGGTATGGTTAGCCGGACTTACTCACATACCGAGGTACTCCTGTGACAAAGAAAGCCAAGCGGTACGCCAAGGTGCTGGACACCAAGGCGGCGGCACTTCCTGAAGCAAAACGACAGCAAACCAACCGTCCGCCATTGGCACAAAAGCGTTTGACCAGAAGGCAGGAGCTTTTTGTCCGCGAACTTGTGTCAAAAGATGGACAGATCACAATGCGGGAAGCGGCGATTAACGCGGGCTATCCTGAACGGTCTGCCCATGTCAGGGCCTCTGAACTCACCAATCCCCGAATCCACCCTCATGTCTGCCGCGCGATCCGTGAATACAGGCAGGAGCTTGACGAAAA